GGAAAAGAAGAGCAATTATACCAGCTATGCCGAGACCGGCACCAGCAGAAACGGGGCCAGCGCCGGGGATGGTAGCATCGACCCCTTCCGCACCACGGGAATCAAGGGGAAGGTGGGCAACACCTACAGCACGGCGGACCTGAAAAAGCTGGGGTACACGGACACGGAGATCCGGCAGGCCAGGGAGTATCTGGACACCATGGAAGAAATCCCGGAGTGGAAGCAGCTGGCCCGGCGGACGGCAAACACCGTGGGCGGCGTTGCGGACACCGTGGCCGCTGCCCCGCTGATGGGTGCGGAGTACCTGGTGCAGGCCGGAAAGAACATCCGGCAGAGCAGCGAGAACCGGAAAGCACTGGAAGCAGAGCTTGCCCGGAACCCCCGCGAGAAGAACCTGTATGACCAGCTGATGGAAACTGACATGGACTACCAGCCCAAGTACAGCACCGGCGACCTGTTGCAGCAGGGATTTACCCGGCAGGAGATCGAGGACATGCGCAGCCGCATTGCCGGAACGGAAGCAAAGGGTGGCATCGACACGGAGAAGAGCGTGGGATACCAGCTGTACAACCGGGGCCAGCAGCTGACGGGCGCGGCCCAGAGCGGCCTGACCGATGTGCAGCGGACCGTGCAGGGCGTGGCGACCAGCGCGGCAGAAAACCTTGCCGTGGCTGCCATCAACCCGGCGGCGGTGCTGCCGGTGCTGAGTGCCCAGGGCGCTGCGGATGCCATGGGCCAGAGCGCGGCCAAGGGCGAAAGCGCAGGCAAGGCACTGGCGGGCGCAGGATGGGCCATCAACAGCGTGGGTGCGGCTGATCTGGCAAGAACCATGGGCGCGGACTACGCCAGAAATTCCGTGGCGGGAGCTGTGGCAGACAAGATCCGGGCGCTGGCTGGGGATTCGGCCTTTGCGGCGGCACATCCGGCAGTTGCCAACGCCATTTCCGGCGGCATTGACAACGCCGTGCAGGCCTTTGTGGAGACCTACGCCGACAAGGCCATTGATGCGGCCCTGGGAGACAGCGAAGCTGCCCAGACCATGTTTACCACGGACACGCTGGTTCAGGCGCTGGAAGCGGGGCTGACCGGCGGCGCGTCCGGTGCACTGGGCGGCGCTGTGGGCACAGGGCTTTCCAGGATGAACGCGGGAGATTCCAGCCTGCGGGGCAACGTGGAGCGGTATGCCGCGCAGGACGAATACGAGCAGGCGCTGAAGGAACACCAGCGCCGGGAGGAGCTGGCGCGGGAACCGGAACCCCTCAGTCAGCGCGTGAGCGCTGACAGCCCCCCTAATAGTGGGGCCCTTGGCATGTCGGTGGAGTCTGATGGGACTGAAAAAGGCTCTGCTGACCTGAAAGCGGCGGGCCCTGCGGCTGAGGGCAGCGGCATTGTGAACGAGACGCAGGTGAACGATGACCCTGCGGTACACACGGCGGAAACAGCTACGAACCGACAGGCGATGGTTGAGAACGCTGGGGAAAGTGTGGAAAGCTCCACGGAAACAGCAGCGGACGGTGCAGAACCCCTTAGTCAGCGCATAAGTGCTGACAGTCCCCCTAGTATGGGGGCCCTTGACAGGACGGGAAACGTTGAGCTGACTGAGCAGAATGGAGCTGACCGGCAGGCTGTGATGCAGTCGGTCCCTGTGGATGAAAGCACCCTTGACGGGATGGACAGCAGCAACAGCCCGATGCGGGAGACCTACGGCATGGAAGCACCGAGGACGGAGGGCCAGAAGCAGGCCCGGACGGAGCAGGTGCTGCGGAGCTGGGGTGTGAGCAAGACAGCGGCGCAGGAGATCGGGCAGAAACTGCCGAAGGAGACGAACATTGACCGCTATGCGGCGGCAGCATCCACCCTGTACCGGCTGGGCCAGATGGAGGACGTGAAGACCTTTGACCAGGCGCTGGAGCTGGCGGGCACCGGCAGCGGCATGGCGGCCAACGTGAACTATGTGCTGGGCAACCTCAAGGGCCGGAACGCGCTGGAGATCGCCTACACCTACGGCAGGGATGCGGCAGAGACCCGGTGGGCCAAGAGCCAGTTGGGCGGCACTCTGACGGAACAGAGCCTGACGGGCAGGGGTGAGACCATCTACAAGGGAACCCTGCGCAACGCGAACGACGCTGGCAGCCAGGTGATCGAGCTGAACGCGGCGGCAACCGGCACCACGGCGGTTCTGAAAAACGTGCTGCAGAACGGTGCGGGACAGGCAGACAGCCGGGTGCGGGCCTATGTGGACACGGAGACGGCCCGGATCTTCTTTGGGGACAGTGCACAGGATACGTTCGGCACGGTGCTGCACGAGGACTACCACTGGTACAACGCACTGGACAGCGAGGGAGCAAAGACTTTGCAGGACCATGCCCTGCTGTATCTGGCCAGGAGCAGCGGCTTTGAGACCGTGGACGAGATGATCCGGGAGAAGATGACCGACTATGCCCAGCAGAATCTGACCTATGAGGAAGCTGCCGAGGAGCTGGTGGGCGATGCCTGGCGGGGCATTTTCTCCAATGAATCCGATTTCAAGCGCTGGGTAGAGTTCCAGCGCGGGCAGGCCGAGAAGAACAGCGGCAGGGCCGGAACCATCCGCACCGTGATGAACCGGGTGAAGGAGATGCTGGGCGGCATCATCAGCCGGGCAAAGGAAGTGCTGACCCTTGACCCCGACAACCGGGCGGCCCTGAAGGCCCAGCGCCTGGCCGAGAACGAGCGCAGAATTTTGCAGGACGAATACTTTGCCCACGCTGAAAAAGCGATGGACAACCTGTGCAGTGCAAAAGAAAACGCCGCTGCCCCCAAGACAGAGAGCGCGGCGGAAGGACAGGGCGTGAGATATTCCATTAACCCGAGCTATGCACAGGACATTGACGAGTGGAACCGTGACGGACGAAACAGCCGGGAAATCTTTGTGCTGGGCAGCACGGCGGAAGCTTTGCAGGGACTGGGCGCACGAGAAAATGACATCTACATGAAAGGCGATAAAATCAGCCTGATTCTGGAACAACACCCGGAAATGACGTTGAACGAGATCAAACGCATTCCGGAAATTTTGGATGACCCCATTCTGGTGCTTTCCAGCCGGAATAAGGGGCGTGCCGGTTCACAGAATACCAGACTGGTTTTGTTTGGCAGTGTGAAAGCGCAGGACGGCAGACCTGTATTGTGCGTGCTAGATCTTCAGCCAGTAGAAAACCGGATCGTGATCCAGGATATGCAGAAGGCGACCAGTGCTTATACCAAGGATAACGACCCTGTGAGATTTGTGCGGAACAGCGAAGTGCTGTATACCTCTGAAAACAAAAAAAGAACCACAGCGTTACTTAGGACACTAGGCTTCCAAATGCCTAGCGAACTGCAACGCTATGGTTCTATGGGTAGTATATCCTATCATGGGCAAAACGTCAAGATGGAAGGTGTGCCGTTTACAAAAATAGAACCCTCCGGTGGTACCCACATGGAATCCGAAGATTCGGGGAGTAGTCTGCCGGAGAGTTTTATGGAAGCCCCCGGTGGAACCGTCACCGAAACAAAAAATTCCGATGCCAGCAGATTGCCGGAAGCTTCCAGAGAAAGCAGCCTTACCACGGTACTCAAAACCGAGCAGGGCAATGAAGCCCCTAAGCTGCTTTCTAAAAACAGTATAGCACAAGAAAATGCCGAAAGCAAGGGAAACAGCGAACCTGTGAAGAAATCGGTGCGGTTCCAGCTGAGTGCTCCGGTGGAGGTGGACCAGAACAAAGACCTTGTGGCTGTGCACAACCTGACCGCCGAAAACCTGCAGGAAGCGCTGGAGCTGGGCGGGATGCCCTCGCCGTCTATTGCGGTGGTGAAAGCCCAGGAAGGTCACACCAAGTATGGCCCCATCTCGCTGGTGTTCAACTCCGATACCATTGACCCCATGGTGAACCGGGCAAACCGTATCTATGGTTCGGATGCCTGGACACCCACCCGGCCCAATGTGGAGTACAAGGTGAAACCGGATAAGGCCAGAGCACTGAACGCTGAACTGGCCGAACTGAGCCGGAAAACGGCAGACGGCGAGTTTGCGCGGAGCAATGCCATCA